CGATTTCTTTTGCGACGTGATCATGAGTCCCTCCGAGGATGTCGGTGATGAGGGCGGATCGCTCCGCGAGGACACGCCGCAGCCGGGCGCTGTGGATGTGCTGGTGGACGATCATCGCGAGCAGCACAACGTTGAGTCCGATGGATGCAGACAGCGGGCTCACGCGGCTGCCTTCTCCCGCCGGGACACGGTGCGAACCCCGGCGCTGGCTGCCTCTTCGACAGCGTCCTCGGTGAGCGAGTGCTCGTTGGCGGGGTCGTTGGCCACCTCCAGCACCTTGGTGCGGATCTCCTCGAAGAGGTCGGGGTCCTCCAGCAGGCCCGCGAACATGGCGTCCTTGCCCTGCCAGCGATGAAGGGGCTTGCCCTTGTCGTCGACCTGACCGTTCGCGTAGACGAAGGTGCCACCTCGTCGCTCGATGACCCTGAACAGCAGCGCGCACAGCGAGATGTCCTTGGCGAGGTCGTACTCACCGCGCTTGAAGCCGAGGCTGTCGGCGTCGCGGAAGTAGAAGTCGAGGACAGCGACCTGCCCGGGGCTGTTGGACTTGTTCTTGGTCGTGGTGACCTTGATGGTCTGGCCGACCGGGACCTTCACGCCGTTGTCGTTGACCTTGATGAACTCGTCGCGGGCGACCTCGACGCGCACGTAGAAGGCGTAGTTCTTGGCGTTGCCGCCCGGGCTCGTCTTCGGGGTGCCGTGCGGGCTCCACGCGCCGATCTTGTCGCGGAACTGGTTGATGATGATCGGGCCGAGTATCGGCTTGACGTCGGGGTCGGTGATGTCGACGCGGCACTGACGGCCCCACTTGCGGAAGAACTTGCCGAAGAGGCGGGCACCGATGGCCATGGAGTGCTCGTCCATGTCCTTGGCGGCTTCCTCGTCGGGCACGAGGGCCGGGTAGGAGTCGAGGATGACGGCGTCGACCGAGCGGGTCGAGCCGAAGTCGAGCATGACCTGAAAGGCCTCCTCCATCGCCTGCGTGTTGTGCACGATGACGCGGCTGTTGTCCACACCGAGCGCGGCAGCCTGATCGACGTCGTAGTGCTCGGCGGCGACCCACAGCGCGGTGAACTCGGGGTCGATGGCCATGTTGGCGGCGAGGGTCTTCAGCACGACGGCGGTCTTGCCGTTGCTCTCCCGGCCGAGCACCTCGATGGGCTGGTTCGCAGGCCAGCCGCCACCGAGCGCGACGTCGAGGCCGAGGTGTCCAGTGGTGTAGCGCTTGTGGATCTGGATGTCCTTGGCGAGCACGACCGCGCCCTCGCCGTAGGTCTTGTTGACCTTCGCGATGACCGCGAGGGCCTCCTTGGACAGGCTCACTCGCGAGCCTCGCCGTCGACCCAGACCTTGATCTCGTGCTCGTAGTGATGGGTGTACTGAGGGTCGCGGAACTTGATGGTGTCCTTCAGGGACTCTTCGAGGTCGCGGACGCTGTCCTCGTCCATGAAGGGCTCGTTGTAGCAGTAGGTGACGGTATGAACGACGTCAACGTGGAAGGCCGTGCGGTCAGCCATGAGATCCTCTCGGTCAATCGGGTCGGTTGATCCGATTCACTAGGATATGCGCTGGCCGCACGGCCCGTCCACTTAGGTAGTTGCTACTACGCGGCGTACTTCAGGAGATCCTTGACCTCGCATGCGTCCGTCGAGCAGAAGGCCTCCCCGATGGCGTCGATGGCTGCCATGTCCCCGTTGTAGAGGGGCTCGAAGTCGATGGGGAAGATGTGGTCCTCGGCTGCGAGGTAGTCCGCCTCGGTGATCTCCGTGTAGGGCATCTGCGGGAAGACCGTGTTGCCCATGGGGAGGAGAGAGATCGTCTTGAGGTTGCCCGCGTGCATGGCCAGCACCCTCTTGACGTCGTCCTTCTCCTCCTCGGCGTGGAAGGAGACCGTGACGCTGACGGCGTTGTCGCTCCACCAGCGCTGGGCCTCGACCGCGAGGTTGGCCTTCTCGTAGATCGAGACCTGCTTCTCCGAGCGCTTGGCCTGCGACTTGACCGGGAAGAACACCACGACGTTGTCCGGGTTCAACTGGTCCTGCTCGACCCGGTACCCCGCATCGCCCGCGAGCACGACCATGGGGTCGTCCTTGCCGAAGCGCATGGCGCGGTCGAAGTACTCGCCGCCCGGCTGCCAGTGCACGCCCGGGGACGCGCCCGCCATGAGCGAGACGGTGCCGGAGGGCTTGACCGTGGTGGTGCGGATGGACTCGCGGACGCAGAGCCACTCGGAGTAGATCCGGTCGTACTGGCCGACGATGCCGTAGCCGGTGTCGAGCCACTCGCGCAGCACGTTGAGTCCCTTGTCGTCGGCGAAGTTCGCAAGGCCCGAGGCCGAGGTACCGATGCGGCGGTTGCGCTGCATGATGGCGTTCGTCTTCGGCCAGTGGGTCGGGATGAGGGTGACCGTCTTGGCGTAGAGGTAGGCGAACTTCAGCGTGCGGTGGAAGTCCTCCTTGCTCTCGTGGTTGTGGAGGTAGGTCTCCACGAGCGTGCACATCTCGCCGGACTCCAGCGGCTGCTCGGCGCAGGGGTTGAAGCCCATGACTCGGTAGTCCTTGTAGTCCGGACCGTCCTTCAGTCGGCCGAAGTTCCGTGCCGTGTCGAGCCAGATGACACCGGGCTCGCCGTTGATGGCGATCCTGTCCACGATGGTGTCGAGCGGGGTGTCGACGTTGACGACGACGGAGTTGTTGCTCAGTTGGCCCCAGCCGTCCGGGTAGGCCATGCGCTCGGGGTTGACCTCCCAGTTCTTCAGGTCGAGGAAGGCCTCGTCCTTGATGTCCCCGAGGAGGATCTCGGCCGAGCGGCGCACGTTGCCTGCGACGACGCACTTGCCGATGAGGTTGCCGATGTCGGCGATGTCCGTGGAGGTCAGCGGCTGCCCGTCACGCCCGCCGAGGAGGCGTCGCAGGGTCTCATGAAGTTCGATGAGCGAGCCCGGTCCCGCTGCCGTACCACCGAACGTCTTGATCGGCTCGCCTGCCTTGCGGATCGCGCTGTAGTCGAAGACCGGTTCAGTACCGTTCGGCTTCAGGAACGCGTTGAGCAGGAGTTCGACGCTCCAGACCCAGCCCTCACGGGTGTCCGGGATGACCATGGCCTCGGCGTACTTGGCCTTGGGCTGGTAGATCTTGAAGCCCTTCTCCGCGCCGCGCGTGTCAAAGCCGACGCCGACGCCGAGCATCGAGGCCTCCATGAGGAAGGTGAAGGGGCCCGACGGGTCGTTGACCGTCATGTCGTCGGTCGAGACGAAGGCGCAGTTCTGCAGGGGGGCGCTGTTCTTCTGCTGGTTGACCAGCGGCGTGCCCATGATCCACATGCCACGTCCCGGCGGGGTCCACTTCAGGTGGAAGAGGCGGTCGTATGCCTCCTGCGCCGAGGCCTGAGCCTTGCGGTCGTTCCACGGCAGGCGGTTGGCCTTGACGTAGTCCTTCTGCAGGGAGTACATGCCCTCGATGACGCGACGGCAGGCCTCGTACCAGCGCTCCTTGGTGCCGTCCTCCTTGAGCCGCGAGTACTTGGTGATGAACGTGATCTCACCGAGGCTGCTGCCACCGGGGAGGGTGAAGCCCCACGGGACCGGGCGGTCCTTGTACCGCGCGATGAAGTCGTCCGAGAGGCCGAACGAGAGGTAGGTGGGGCGGGTGTAGTCGGTCATGCGTCTCTTTCTGTGATTGGTGTTGAGGTCAGCCGACGTGGGCGATGATGTTGCCGGGGTTGAAGTTGCTCACTCCCTTGGCTCCACCTCCGCCGCTGATCTGTCGGGCGGGCGTGGCCGGGGAGCCGGTCTCTGAGGGGAGACCACCCCCACCACCCGTCTGGGTGAAGCGAGGGTTCTCGCCGCACTCGTAGCACTGGAGCATCGCGTTCTGCGAGGGTCGGAAGACGTTGCCGGAGCCGCAGGCCGGGCAGACGTCGGTGAGGCGGGCGCTCTGGGCCTTCTGCCGGGACTTGGCCGGGTCACCCCAGCCGTGGTGCGGCTCGGGGGCCATCAGGTCCACGGGGACCTGCGGCACCGGAGCCGGGGCAGGCGGGGCCCACCACGGCTGGCTGGTGGTGGGGGTCTGCACGGGTTGAGGTGCGGGTGGCTGCGGTGGCTGCACGCCCAGCCGCTGGGCCCAGAAGTTGCTCATCGGTCTCCCTTGGTGTTGAGGATGCCCATGTCCATCAGGCTGCTGAGGACGGCGATGACAGTGGTTCCGGCGATCTGCTTCTCGCGGTCGGTCATACCAAGACTGCCGTCAATCAGCATAGCCTGTTCGGTTACCCGAAGCGATTCGGGTAGGAGGATGCCGATGACCGGGAGGATCCTGCCGATGGTTGCCTTCCGTCGGGCCGTGCGCTCTTCGTCGAGGGCGCGGACCTCGGGGCTGGCGGGGGTGAAGTCCAGCGCCTCCGCCAGCCGGGGGTTCCGGATCTTCTCGGCGGGGACGGTGTCGTTCACGAGTCGGTGGCGGATGGTCTCCAGAGTCTCGTAGCGCATCCCCGGGATGTAGCGCCACCCGTCCTCGTGGGTGGCGGAGATCTCGTCGTGGCTCACTTGCTGCTCCTGTATCTCCGAGCACGGTCCCGGGCGCAGGCCCGGCACTCCCTGTGCCCTTCCTTTCGGATGTGTGTGTTCTGCTCGGTGAACTCGTGACCGGCCACGCAGTGGGTCTTCCGGGCGTTCTGCGCGGCAGGGCCGTCACCGGCCAGCGAGTTCTCACCGCGAGTCAGGAGAGTGCAATGGCCCGGTCCGGGACGGACGCATGACGGGTTCTTGCACTCGTGCTCGACGGTGAGCCCCTCTGGGATGGGGCCTACCAACGTCTCGTACGCGTGTCGATGAGCCCGAACCGTCCTCGTCCGCCACTTCCCTGCCGCGTTCTTGATGTAGTCCCTGCTGAACTGGCCGTAGCCTCGTTGCTTGGCTCCGGTCCAGATCCAGCAGGTGTCCGTCTTCTCGACCTGTCGCCAGAATCGAACGTCAATCGGTGTCATGGATCTACTTTACAGATGCTATTGACCTACTTAGCATCCGCCCAGACGTCGACGATCTTGCTGTCGGAGGTCATCGGGACGGTGAGCATCTTGGCGATGCCCTCCCCCAGCATGGCCTCGCGCAGGATCTGCTCGGTCTCCTCGGCGTGCTGCTCCGGCGTGCGGACCACGAGTTCGTCGTGGACGCTGAGGATGAGCGAGGAGTGGGGCTTGAGCGACTTGGTGACGCGCACCATGGCCGTCTTGATCAGGTCGGCAGCCGATCCCTGAATGAGGCTGTTCACCGCCTGCCGCTCGGCCAGACCCCGCAGGCTCTTGTCCGAGTAGTTGAGGCCCGGGAGGCGACGTCGACGACCTGCGAGCGTGGTGATGTAGGGCACCGGCTTACGGGCGCGGGCGGTCTCCAGCACCTTCTCCTTGAAGACGTAGATCTCGGGGAACTCGCTCTGGTGGATCTTGAGGAATCCCTTCGCCTTCTCGACCGAGGTGTCGGCCATGGAGGCAACCTTGTCCGGACCCGCGCCGTAGACGACGGCGAAGTTGATGCCCTTACTGGCCTGACGCATCGGCTTGGTGACCTCGTCGAACGGGACACCGAAGATCTTGCTCGCGGTGAGCGTGTGGGCGTCGACCCCGGCCTCGAAGCCGTCCACCAGCGCGCCGCGCTTGTCGAAGGCGTGGTTGCGGGCGTAGTGCGCGAGCACGACGAGTTCGATCTGGCCGTAGTCGGCGACGACCAACTTCTCGCCCTTGTCGGCGAGGAACAGACCTCGGATCTGCTTGCCCTTCTCGGTGTCCGGGCGGGGGATGTTCTGCAGGTTGGGCGCGCGGCAGGAGAAGCGGCCGGTGACGGTGCCGTACTGAAGGAACTCGGCGTGCACGCGGCCGTCGAAGATCTGCCGGGGCTTGTCCCTGTCCCCCTCGACGCCGGTGTAGCCCTCGATGTAGGTGCTCTGCAGTTTCTGCACGTCGGAGTACTCCGAGAGCGCCTTGACGACGGGGTTGGTGGCGTGGTGCTCCAGTGCCTCGGCGTTGGTCGAGGGGTTCTTCTTAGCCGTGAGGACCTTTGCCTTGAGCCCCTGCCCACCGTCCTTCTTCGGGCCGAAGAGGATCTGCACCTTCTGGGGGTTGCTGTTGAGGTTGAACTCGCGTCCGGCCGCGCGGTAGCAGGCGGCTTCGAGGTCGACGAGTTCGTCGGCGTACTGGCTATGAAGCCGGTCGAGTTCGGGCTCGTTGACGGCGACACCCTCCAGCCGCATCTGGCTGACGATCCGGGTGATCTCGTTCTCCAGTTCGTACACCCGGGTGAGGTTGAACTTGGCCAGCCGGGGTTCCAGCCCCTGCTTGATCAGCCACGTGTACTTGCCGTCGAGGTAGCCGTACTGGTGCACCTTCCAGAAGGGGTGCGCCTCGACGCACTTGCCGACCTCCTCCTTGTCGTAGTCGTGCCCGAAGTAGCGCTTGACGAGGTGCTTGAGGCCGTACATCGGCATGTTCTCGTCGAGCAGCCACTGGACGACGATGGTGTCGTGGAGGGTGCCCTTGGGCAGTTCGCCGTCGAGGTACTTCGCGGCCGTCGGGAAGTCGAAGGTCGCGTTGTGGGCGTAGAGGTGGCGGTTCTCGTTCTGGAAGAGCGGGGCCATGATCTCCCACGCCACGCTGGGCTTCATCTGGGGTGGCGGCGCGTCGTAGACGGCCGGGATCATGGTGAACTTCTTGGTCTCCTTGTTCAACTTCTTCGTCGCCCGGGAGATGAGCACGTTGCCGTTGGGGTGGCCGGTGGGCACGGTGATGGTCCGCCCGTGCGTGGACAGGATCGTCCAGACGACGGGCGCGAGATGAGGGGTGCCCCGGTTGGGGCCCGTGGTCTCGAAGTCGACGACCATGTCCGGGAACTGCTTGAAGTAGTCGACGGCCTCGACGAGTTGGTCAGGGGTGAACATCGTGTTGCTGGAGAAGCCCCGAGGCATGCGGTTCCTTTCTGCTGCTGGGACGGACCAGCGCCCCACCCCTCGGCTGAGAGATGGGGCGCTGGTGGGTGTTGCTGGCCGGGTCAGCGGGAGGCGATGTCCGCCTGCTGCTCCAACACCGACATGGGCGTGTCGTCGGTCGACTCCCAGTCGTAGAGACCCCCGGCCTTCTCGATGACCTCGTCGATCTCCTCCTCCGACAGCGGCTCGATGTCGAAGTCCTCGTCGAGGTCGCGGGCCTTGACGGGCGTGACCGTCGTGACCGTCTTGTCGTTGGCCGTCTTCGAGCGCTTGACCTCGAAGTAGAGATCGTCACGGCTGATCGGCTTGGTCCTCTTGTCATCGGCGAACTCCTTGAGGGTCTCGCCGATCTGGACACCGACGCGCCAACGCTTGAGTTCCGGCTTGTCCGGGTCGGCCAACGAGATGACGTTGAAGCAGATCTTCGCGTTGGGGCGGTGACCGACCTCGCAGAGCGGGCAGTCCTCACCGGCGCAGGTGTAGGACTGCTTGCCCTTCTGGGGCACCCAGTGCTCGGCGTAGGAGTCGAACGGCTCCGGCTCTAGGAACTTGATCACGACGCTGCCCTTCTCGGGCAACTTCAGATCATCGGCGAAGTTGCCGCTGGAGGGGATGGCCTCCTTGACCTCGTCAGCAGCGCCCCAGCCGGAGGCGGCGGCACGGCCGGACTTGCGCGCGGGCTTCTCGCCGACGCGGGAGGCGCGGCGACGGGGCTTCTCGGCCTCGTCGTCGGGGGTGTCGAAGTCCTCGTCTTCGGAGCGGGACCGGCCGCGACGGCGGGGGGTCTCGTCCTCGTCCTGATGACTGCGACGACGGCGCGGCTGGTCCTCGTCCTGCTCGTCGATCTCGTCGCGCGAGCGGGTGGTTCCACGGCGGATGGTGCGGGCCATTCAGTCCTCTTTCTCGGTGTATCGGTAGTCGTGCACGATGGAGTGCTCGTTGCTCGTGACGGCTGCGGCGGACTCCATCTCCTTCGCCAGCAGCCTGTCGATCAGGCCGTCGTAGCCCTCTGCCCAGCCGTCGAGATCCTTGGGAAGCGAGTCGAACTCGTCAGCGATGCTGGCGAACAACTCGATGGACTCGTAGCCGTTGATGACGGGGTTGAGGACGACCTTGCGGGCGCGGGTGACCTTTACGCTCACTCCCCGGCGATCCAGCGGTAGAGGTACCGGTTGGCCTCCGAGATGGACTGGTCCTCGACCCAGCCGTCGCCCAAGGGCTGTGCCGCTGATGCCACGTTGGTCAGGTACTCCGCGACCGTTTCGAGGATCGACGGCATGCTGTTGCCGTGCTCGATGAGCGTGGCCACGTTCCGGCCGAACTCCTCGGCGGACGCGCGGGGGGTGAGGATCTTGTCGGTGGCGGACTTGCTGGGGTTCATCATTCTGGGTGCCTCCTCAGGCGGTGGTGTTGGTCTTGAAGAGCGCGAGGACGCGCTCCTTGAACTCGGTGGTGGCGAAGGAGCGGCGGCGCTCGTGCAGGACGCCCTCCTCGTGGGCGATGCGGACCATGCCCTCGACCTGCTGCCTCGTGTAGAGACGGCGACGGCCTCGGTGGTCCCCCTCCCTGCCCGGCACTTGGAAGGTGGCGACGGGAATGGTCCCCTCGCGCTCCCACTTGCGGATGGTGACCGCCTCGCGGCCGAGCGCCCGGGCCAACTGGCCCACGGTGAAGAACTCGGTCTCGACGCCGTTGACCACGTACTTGCGGGGCTTGGCGTCCCACGTGTCGTCGACCGCGAGGGCGTGTCGGCGAGGGGCCGTGGAGGTGTGCCGGTTCGGATGGCGGATGATCGGCTTGTTGGAGCCCGGGTAGTACTCCGGCAGCGAGTCCTGCAGGTCTGCGAACGCGGCGTCCCACGGGTGGGAGGTCACGCGGCCACCGTCACGAACGCGTAGGTCTCCTTGGACTTCAGGATCGAGTCCATCTCGGCCTCGGTGATCTTGTCGTCCATGTGCAGGGCGTAGACCTTGTCGTGGTCGATGACCTCGATGGTCTCGATGGCGTCCGCCCACAGACCCTTGGACTTCAGGATCTGCTCGGCCGTCTCCTCGTCGAAGACCTTGCTGACGCGCTTCTCCTGCTTCAGCCCGGTGTAGGCCTTGCCGCCGATTTCGATGGGCTCGCTGAACGCGAGCGTGCGATGACCGCCGATCTCGTCAAGGTCGCCCTCTGCGACGATGAGTGGTTGAAGTTCACCCTGCAGCGTCTTCTTGCGGGCCTCGGCCTGCTTGGCCTCCTCGCGCAGTGCGAGGTACTGCTTCGCCTTGCGCTCGAAGGCGCTCAGGGACGAGCGCCGCTGAACAACGCGCGCCATAGGCATTCCTTTCGTCAAGCGGTTACGTCGGTCCGGTTTCCACA